ACGTTGCAAGAATGTCACGTTGTAAAAATACCACAGTCGATTGTATACCATTGCATGCCATTGTATACCGTTGCACCCCATTGTATCCGTTGGTTGCATACCGTTGCATACCATCGTATACCATCGTATACCGTACCCCCACCGATGGAAAATGACCGTACCCCCTCCGAGGGAATTATGTACCCCACCGAGGGAATTAGTCATTGACCCCACCGGGGGAATTATGTACGGTGATTCTACAAGCTGACCCCCACCGTGGGAATTAAGGAGGACTTAAGATGGCAAAAGTAAACGGACTGTTCCAAGATGCAGAAGAAGCTAAGTTTGATCGTTACACACACATCCTTGTCGATGCTGACGTTGAGATGATGTACCACTGTGGTGAGATAGCATCGTTCAAGATTGAGAATATCCTATGCTTATGGGTGTGGGATGAAACCTCCAGAGAGACCGCAGAGTATTGGGCCGTATGGGATTACGTTGGAGCTAACTTTACATTCGACTGGATGTCGATTAAATCGTGGTCAGGATCACCACTTAAAAACAAGGAAGACGCATGACACAATTCGCAATATCAACAGAAGTAAATGGCATCTTGATGCAGCTAAAGTTACCCTTGATGTCCAAGGCACAAGCTGATAAACATGCAAGTACACTAAGATCACTAACTGATTCGCCCATATATGTAATCAACACTAAATCGGAGTAATAACATGACACTAGATACACGCATGGTAAGCATGGTACTGGCAGAGAACGCTAATGAGTTCATTACCGTTAAGTTCCTGACTAAAGACAACGAGGAGCGTACATACAATGGTCGCTTGAACGTCAAGAAATACCTTGTGGGTGGTGAGCGTGGTCGTAAGGCCGCTGACGTACTAAAGAAGCATAACCTGATCCCCATGTTCGTGGGTAAGGATGGTGAGAAGCCCAAGTACAAGAGCTTTAGCCTTGACCGTGTGCTGGCCCTCAAGGCTGGTGGTCGTCACATCTTTGGCATGGGTAACGAGATCGTATGACCCCCCTGATGTGTTTAGCAGCAGCGGTCTTCTTTGAGAGCCGTAGTGAACCTCTGGAAGGACAGAGGGCCGTTGCTGAGGTCGTAATGACTAGGGTAGAATCACCCCGTTGGCCCGACGAAATCTGTGCCGTTGTCTTCCAACACAAGCAGTTCTCGTTCACCCACGATGGAAAATCTGATAACTACCGTAAGTACACTGGCAACGTCTTCGACAGACAAGCCATTGATATAGCTGAGACTATAGCTAAGTCAGTGCTAAAAGGTGATCGCATAGGCTTGACTTCTACCCACTATCATACTACCTATGTGTCACCATATTGGGCCAAAAGTTACCACCGAGACGGTCGCATTGGCACACACGTTTTTTACACAGCACCCGAAGGGAAATGAGAATGTTTAACATGACACTTGAGCAACACTTGGAAGAGATGGGTATCCGTCCTAAGTCAATCATCCGTGAGCTAGAGGAACTGCTTGATCCACGTCTGACGTATCTGGCGAAGGGTTACTTCAATGACCCCCGCAATGGAAATAATGAGGTTCCTTTCTGATGAATGTAGCATGGATACTAATATGGTTTGTCGTCGTCCCAGAGGTGGGCGTGAGGTACTACCACTTGGGAACGTATGAGAATGAAACTATGTGCGAGGCTGCACTGAGGGATGCTTCGGTTATAGTAAATGACAAGCAAGAGACAATCGAATGTATAGGGATACAGCTAAATGATTGAAGTAACATACATTGACCACATGGGTAATGACCTATCTATCGTTAACGCAGCGAGGGTATCGTTTGGTAAGACCAGCGAAATGGAGGATGATGCGTGGGGGCCACCCAAGCTCAAAGAGAAAGATGCAAAGCTGATCCGTTATCTAGCTAGTCACAAGCACATCAGTCCATTCGGTCACTGCTTTGCTAGCTTCCACGTCAAGGCTCCGATATTTGTAGCACGACAGTTAGTCAAGCATAAGTTCCTACGTTGGAATGAGATCAGCCGTAGGTATGTGGATAGTAAGCCTGAGTTCCATGAGCCTTCAGTGTGGCGTGGACGTAGTGCAGATAAGAAGCAAGGCAGTGAAGGTGAGGTTGTTTCTTTTTCAGACGAAGCTGTAACAGAATACAATAACAACTGTTTAAGTTTATACAAAAGTTTGTTGGAAGATGGTGTAGCACCGGAGCAAGCTCGTATGGTGCTGCCACAGTCTACTATGACTGAGTGGTACTGGTCGGGTAGCCTTGATGCCTTCGCTGACATGTGTAACCTGCGCTGTAAGACTGACACACAGGCAGAAACACGGGTAGTTGCAGATCAAATCAGCGATCAGATGCTTGAGCTATTCCCTGTATCGTGGGAGGCACTACATGATAAACAGTGAGTGGCATAAAGTGTTAGCAGAGCATGAACCATTTAAGGAGAACGTAATGGCAGAACATACAGCAGACATCGTGAATGAACCTAAGCACTACGCACGGTGGAAAATTGAGCCTATCACATATATCATGCTGAATGGCTTTGAGTTCTGGCGTGGGAATATCATTAAGTATGCTAGTCGTGCGGGGTACAAGCTGTACGAGGGTATGGACGAAGTGCAGAGCGAGATCACAGACCTTGAGAAGGTCATACGATACTCACAGATGCGGATCAATCAATTGGAGGGTAAGGACAAGCTATGACCAAAGAAGAGATGAGGAAGCTCATTAGGGCGCTAGATAAGTCTGAGGATGTCACAGTCGAGGAAGCTGTGTATCTGATCCGAAAGAGACAACGAGAGTTAGAAAACTTGGAGATAGAGTATGAGCTTAACTGGGCCTGAGATATTAGAAATGTGTGAGCGTGTGGCAAACAGGTTTAACTCACATTCGCATCGTGATGACATAGTTCAGGAGGGTGTACTAAAGTGCTACGAGATACTAGCCGATAATGAGGAAGTGCATCCAGCGCACCTATACAGGGAAGCTAAGAGACGTATGCACGATTACATAAACATTGATATTCTACCTGTTGCAGTACCAGCACACAATATCACCCGTAGACTTACCCGTGATATAAACGACAAAGCTAAAGGTGATATGTCTGAAACTGGACACAAGTGGCTCAAAGTTATTTTGTCGTCAACATCTGGTCAGTACAGTGAGGAATACGGAGCTTCAAGCAGAGAGCATGTCTCTAGGTATGAAGCTAAAGAGCTTGCAAGTTATGTAATAAAGATTGCCCGTGAAAAATTAACGAGAGAGGAACTGGAGGTTATAGAAATGAGGTATTTTGGTGATATGACACAAGATGATGTTGCTATACTTACTGGAAACAACCAGACTTGGGTATTTCGTAGGGAGGAGTCAGCTTTACGAAAGTTAAGAAAGTTCGTACTGTAACAATTCGTGATGAATAATATCTCAAGATATATCCCTATAAGTAAGTGTAGGGGTTACTTAAGTTACTAACTATAGTTATTTACTCTAGTAGTTATATAACATTAGTTATAACTATAGTTACTAGAACTTGTCGTTAAATAAGGAGGGCCGTATGTCCGAACATGGATCACAACCTTGCCCGTATCCGTCATGTGGCTCTTCTGACGCCTTTAGTTGGAACACCGATGGATTTGGTAAGTGTCACTCTTGTGACAGAGGATACCCATCAAAAGAACGAATGTTTGATTGGGCTAAAGACAGATACCCCGTCAGTGGAAATAAGGATTATGATATGAATGTAACAAACTTTACCCCCAAGCGTATAGAAGACGTTGGTGAGGGTAGCTACACTAACATGCGTGGCATCAACAGCAAGACGATGGAGGACTTCGGTGTTCTAACGTATGGTGATCGTCAGGAGTATGTGTACCCCAGCGGGGGAATTAAAGTTCGTAAGCTAGACGAAAAGGGTTTCTACGCTAAGTCTGGATTCAAGGGTGATGAACTCTTCGGTATGAACTTCTTTACCGCAGGTAGCTCTAAGATGGTTACGATCACTGAGGGTGAACTAGACGCTCTCTCAGTGGCACAAATACTCAAGAGCGGGTACACTAACCCTGTTGTGTCGTTACCCTCTGCTACGCCCTCTAAGAAGCTCTGGGAGAACTGTGCGGATTGGCTAGGTAGTTTCGAGAAGATCATCCTGTCGGTTGACAACGATGACGCTGGTAATGCTCTTGCTGACCGTATAGCAAAGCTGTTCCCCAACAAAGTCTATCGTGTTGACCATCGACCATACAAAGATGCTAACGAGTTCCTACAGGCTGGTAAGGCAGCAGACTTCAAGAGTGCATGGTGGAACGCTCGTAAGTTCACACCTGAGAATGTGATGAACAGTACACAGGACTTCTTGTCGTTGTACAAGGACACGCCTGAGCATCAGTATGTACCTACAGGTATCCAAGCATTAGACGATAAGATACTTGGTCTCATGCAGGGTCACTTCACGGTAATCAAAGCGCCCACAGGCATAGGCAAGACGGAGATCATGCGGTTCCTTGAGTACAATATGTTACAGCGTGAGGTTCCTATTGCTGCATGGCACTTGGAGGAAACCAAGCTACGATCTTTGTTAGGTCTTGTGTCTTACCAGTGTAATGACAATCTGACACGCAGGGACTTGATCGAAGAGAAGGACGCAGAGGATCAGGTGGTTAAAGCCATTGGTGATCTAACGAAGGATGAGAACTTCTATCAGTTCTACCTTAGTGATGGTCAAGGTGCAGAAGACCTGATCGACCAGATACGTTACTTCGCTGTAGCCTGTGGTGTTAAGTTTGTATTCTTTGAGCCTATCCAAGATGTGCTTGTGGGTTCATCAGATGAGAGCAAAGAGCAAATGCTGGCTGATCTATCGGTACGACTGTCCAAGCTATCGGCTGAGTTAAACGTGGGTATCGTAACTATCGCCCACACTAACGATGATGGTCAGATGAAATACTGTCGTATGATCGGTCAACGTGCGTCAGTTATCATTGATCTTAAGCGAGACAAAGAATCTGACGATCTACAGGAGCGTAACACAACGTATCTATCTATTGAGAAGAACCGTCCATGCTCAGAAGAAGGTAACGCAGGGATGATGCGGTTTAATACTGATACGTTTACATTAACGGAGGTAGCGTAGTGGAACAAGGTGAGCTATTTGATATCCAAAATAGTATCGACAGAACAGAAGGCACAAGTGTTTGTGTGAAGTGTAATATAGAAAAACCACTAAGGTCTTTTTCTTTTAGAGAGCCGAAGGTTGGTAAGTCTTACAGAAGCGAGTGCAAAAAATGCAGCGGCCTTAAAAACAAGTTGAGGGAGGATTTAGCCAAAAAACACCCGAAGCCAGAGGTTACTGATTACTCTTGTCCTATCTGCAAAAAATCTGAGGTAGAATTGAAATCAAATAACAGATGGAATGATAGGTCTGTTTGGG